CGTGCAATACCGCTCCCGCCGGCTCCACCGGAACAATCCAGCGTGCGGTCAACAGCGTGTCGATATTCCTGGGATTGTCAGGATTGTAATGGGTCATTTGCAACGAATGTTACCAAAAAAAAGGCAATTATATACTTGAGAAACCCAACATTTGAGACTAGAATACTAACTCTTTAATAAGGAGGGAGAATGTCTATCTCAAATGAGCAGCTTGCAGAACTTATCGTAGGGTTTGCGAAGTCGCAAAATGCAATTATTGATGCGTTAGTTCAATATTTTGGCAGGATTAACCAAGATGGCAGTGTTAATAAAGACGGAGCTAATTTCCGTGGGCGTGTCGTAATCCCTACTCTTCAATCCTATGCGCACATTGAAGACCGTTCTGTTCCCCCCACCTTGCAAGACTTGCCTTCCCGAGTATTGCTACAACTTCAGGGAAGTCCTCGGGACGGCGCAATGCCTGTTCAAGAATGGCTTGCGCAAGAACTGGATAGACTGACTGCATAAGCTTGCTTGCATACATTAGTTTATCTCCTTAAACAAAAAACCGGCTTATTTGCCGGTTTTCTTTTTTGAAACTTTCTTTTCTGCCTTGGATTCGTGCTTAGGCGGTGGCGTCGCAAGCATTCGACGCAGCACGTCATCGAAATTTGATTGTTCCTCTTTTGCTCTTTTCTCTAATTTATCTTTCATTTTTCGTCGAAAAGATCATCTTGCTGATCTTTAGTTGGCGGTCTGCATATAGTAAGCGGATATTTCCCAGCCACATTTCCAGATAACTTGGTTAAAGCCAAATCGTTTTTTTTCGATTTATTATCTGAATCGAACGTAATTAACAATATTTGCTGTTTGCACGAGTTTTGAGCAGCTATGGCTGAAGCCACATGTATTGCATCTGGAGCAGACGGATATAATTCCCTTCCATCTTGGTGAACTTTGCGATCTTTGTAATAACTGCGAATCTCTGAGGCTAAATAACAAATCTGATAGGAGGCATCGACAAACTGAAAATTGGATCGCGTATACATGCTCCTAAAACGCTCAGCCTGAGCAGGATTTAAAAACCTACTTTCAAAAATCTCGGTTACCGCAATAGATGAAGTAACCAAACCTATTGCTCCCATATCAAACTTACGGGCCTGATTTTTCAGATAACCTAACTCACCTGGGCGGTGTTTCTCATTTTGTAGTAACGCTATAAACGCACAACTGTCCCAATACTCTATTTCAATGCCATCCATCTCTTATATTCTTAATAATATCGACAGACGTTTCCTCCGTTACAGACGGCTCGACAATGCCTATAAGTCCCGTTAAAGACTCAAGCTGATCATCTGGATTGTTAATGTCTATCGATCTAACCCTGACTTCACTTGGGAAGAACTCGCCTTCTAAATACCTTAAATTGCCGTGCACAGTCACATTCTTTTCTACAGCTTTAGAAGCTTGAGCTAATTGGGACTCATCAAAAACACACTTTACCCGGTCGCCCAGAAACGGATAAACATAAAAAACTTTTTCTTCTCCATGACTGTTATACGCCTCCACCCTTCCCTTAACAGTCCCTATAGAGTTGTATTGCTTTGCAAGCAACATCTTCAAGTTTTCCTGCGTCTCAACAGTAATAACCGCAGCAATCTCTTTTTTATAGCTAAGCCACATCCGGGAATATCTTTCGCCAACGCCATCAGCTAATTTGCTCAACCTGGAAAGCAGGGAATAACTAGAGCTTGCCGTTTTATATGTTCCGCTTGTAATTGCCGCAATGAGTGACGAGAAGTAGCTAAATATCTGCTCTTGATGGTCAAGAATCTTGTCATTTGGCTGCATTCTGATAGACACAGCAGCAGGGCTGTTATGAGTCAAATCTGAAACCAGAAATTCAACCGTCTTTATCCCATAAAGATATTTATCAGTTTCCTGAAGAGCCAAACGCATATCGTCCAGCTTACTAACAAAGATAGAAAGGCGCACGTCTCCACCATCAGATGGAATTCCATCCATATGGATCGTTAACGATTCCTGATCTTTACCTTCTTTCATTTTGATTCTTTATTGCGCTTCGTTATGAGTGACAATACATCAACCTCTTGCCACCGATCCCCTCGATAACAGCAGAAGCCCTTTCAACATCCGTTCCCTTGCGAGTGTTGTAGCGAAAATCGAACTCGGTAACGTAGCGGTTCAAGTGTTGAGCACCAACGTGATGATACGTTCCAACCAAACCACGTTTTAGCCTGCTGAAGTAACCCTCAATCGTGTTGGTATGCGCCTTGCCACGCACGTACTCACCCGAGCTATGGGTTACCACATTGTGGCTGGCAAATTCCTTGCCGACCACGGCATACATCGATGCTTCATCAGTCATCAGATGCGCATCTTTTGCAATCTGAGACAACAATATTGGTTTCAGAGTTTTCGCGGTAACCGCTTTCACATGGAAAGAACGAACCTTTCCGCCACGCTCAACCAAAGAAACGATCTTTTCCTTATGAGCATAACCACGGCCTTTGTAACCTTGCGCGGCCTTGCTCCGTTTGGAGTTGCCCCAATAGGTTTCATCGGCCTCAACAACTCCGCCACCATTCCCCAACAATCCGCCGCCTTCCGGTTTCATCGCTTCGCGGATGCGGTGTAGCATAAACCATGCAGTCTTCTGAGTCACGCCGAGTAAGCGGTGCAATTCCATGCTACTCATGCCGTTCTTGGAAGCACACGTCAAATGAACGGCTTGCAGCCACAGATGCAGCTTGATCTTGCTGCGCTCAAAAACCGTGCCGACCGTTACCGTAAATTGCTCACGGCAATCAGCGCACTTCCACAAACCCGCTCGATGCGATTTGCCAGCAAGTCGGAAGTGTTTGCCTATACTTCCGCAATGAGGGCATACAGGGCCATGCGGCCAGCGCAATCTCTCAAGATATTCACGCGCTTTATCTTCGTCTTGGAATTGCGGTTGGTTCAGTATCGCTTCAGCCATGATTGCATCTCAATGTATGGCTGAATTATCCTCTAATCGTTTGGGTGTGTCAAGTATATAACTGCGTAAAATTTACAGGCTCAACCGAAGCGCAGCCGGCAAAAATAACAGTAAGGAACAGAACAAATTTTTTCATTTAATAGCCCTCTTGTTAAACCACAAGAATGCTATTACGGCAAACCCCTGTCAACATTCAGTTGATACTTCGTTGAAACTTCGCACTAGCCCATACAACAGGCTCCGCGATCAGTCCGGTTAGCATGTCCAGCCCTGTATCGGTCGGATACCGGCTTTTCTGTTGCGCTGCGTTAAGCCGCAATCCTGGTTGACGCTTTAATCCATAAGCCGAGGTTTCACACTTCAGAGCAACTCCGCCTTCCTCCCCATCCACGCTCACCGCCATGGTATCCATGATACCGCGCCAACAAAGAACCGGAGTCCCGACAGGCTGGAATGACTCATCCAAAGGGCAGAAGTAAAGCCGTGCATTCCTCCCGCGATACTCTTCAACTTCTCCAATGGCTAAAGCAAGTATCGAATGCTGGGCCACGTTCAAGGCGAATGTCAGGCTCTTCGACTCTACCCCTTCTGATTCTTCAATAGCGCTGATCGAGCCAATAGAGCCTAGCCCTACCCAATCATGACCTCCCCAGGTCAAACTGAGGTTGGCAGAGCAGATATAGATTGTTTGGGACAGGAACTGCAGCTCAACGAAATAGACCAGCCGTGTGACCGGTTTTTCCAGTTCGTCCTGCTGTGAGGAATCGAGCGTTGTCACGCCGCCCTCCAATCTTCTACGAGGTCCAGGCTGAAGCCTTCCACAATCGCCGCGCTATGCTGCCAACTGAACTTGGAGTCTACGCGACGGAATAAAGCTTTCGGCCTATCCCATGTTACCGATTCTCCGATAGCAAAGGCATTACGCAGAGCCGGTTCAATCGTTACGGATATAACCCCTGAGCCGTCACTAGCGGCATCGGCTACTACCATCACGACCTGTTGCGTCAGGAGCGTTCCGATACCTAGGAAATCGCCCTGCAGGAGCGTTTTAGAAGTCTGCCCACTGGCTACTATGGATAGCGTTGTATCGCCCTGATTCGCGCTACTGTTGAGCGTCATAGTGCCACGCATCGTACCTAAAGGCACAGGGCGGGATATGTTCCACAGAGCAAGCTGATTCGTCTTGCCGCGGAGTTGCATACCTAACGACTGCCACGCACCGCCGTTAACTGACAGTCCAGCAGGAGACTCCATGTTAACCGCCCATCCTGGAGTAGAAGCTTCTACCGCTTGACTCCCGAACACGGAATTAAACGCGACATCGTACCTTTGCTGCGCCCATGAGAAACGGGCAACAGGCAAGGAAGGCCAATCAATAACCGCCATTAGATAATTCCCTGCCTTTGCATTTTTTCGACTAAATCCGCATTTCCCTGTTTCACAGCGCGAGTAACTATCGCATGTACTTCGGTACGGTCTGCGCGAGAGTCAATCTGAATAACTGGAGCGTAGTTAACTGATACGCCTTTCTTGCCGCCACCCAATATGTCTTTGGTCTGGTTGGCGTTGAATATCCTTGACGGGCCTGTTGCTTCCAGTTCAGGGCCATTCTCGCCAACTAGACGTAATCCGCCCATGTGATCGCCACCAGTAGCGAACGTAGGCCAGAGGAATTGACCGAAGTTTGACGAACCGAGCTTTAAGCCGCCAGCAGACTTGCCGCCTCCGAAGCCACCGAAAATTGAGCTAAGAATACTTAGACCGCCTTTGAGCAATCCGCTGCTTCCGTTTGAGCCAAATATTGACTCGGTAAGATGGGAAGCCAATCCAGCCGAGACCATACGGAACAGCAAGTCTTTCCACGCATCAAAGATACTGTCAAATCTTCCCGTCATGGCGTTGTACAGCCCCTGCCCTAATGTGCTCTGAACGTTCGTCTGGAAGCCAATCATAGCTGCGTTCATTTTGTCCGCGCTATCCTTGACTATTTCTGTACTCTTGCCCATGCTCTTTTCCACGGCAAGCTCAAACGTGCGCTGATCTATTACGCCCTTTTCCAGAAGTTCACTGTACCGCTCTACTTCTTTATTCAGCTTGTAGAAAGGATCGACCGCTAGCTTAAGATTCTCGCCTTCCTTGGTCAGAGCGTCCAAAGCCTCTTGCGCTTGTTTCGCAGCGATAAGACGCTGGTCTGTTGCATCCAGGGCAGCCTGAGCAGTGGTTATGCTCTTCGTGGCGGCACGATCAAAAATGTCCTGGCTTATGGCGCCCTTTTGGAGTAGCTCGACGTACTTAGCCAGTTCCTGATTCCGATTGATAATAGGATCAACCGATGCGGCAAGCTGCGCGCCTTCTTTGCGAAGGGCCTCCATAGCCTTCTTTGCGGCTTCAGCGGCAGCCTTTGCCGCGGCTATCTGTTCCGCCGTTGGCCCCACGCTGCCAGTAGCCAGAGGAGTAAATTCTGCCGGCTTAACTGCCTTATCAGCAGTCTTGAACATTTCGTCTTGAAGTTCTTTTAGCTCCAAGCGAGCACTAGCAGTTTCTCTCTTTATCCTCTGCCCTATTGCATCGAAACCCTGAAAATCACCCTTGCCTAGGGCTATTAACCTCTCTCCCACCCCAGCGATTTCCCTTGATACTTGACCAAAGGTAAATGCCGCCTGGGCGCCGAATAAAGTTATAGTTTTGAGAGCGCCGCTCCCACCTGAACTCAGCACGCTTGCTGCTTTGTTGCTAGCCCCGGTAAATTTGTCTAACTCTCCTACAGTCAGCAGCAACTCGTTTCTTAACTTCTCCCATGCCGCCCCAATGGTTGTTGGCAGCGTCTCTGCTTCTTTCAGCAATTTAGGAAGCTGCTCCCCGAGAGAATTAACCAGGATATCTCTGGTTATTTTTCCTTCCTGTGCCAACTCGCGCAATTTGCCAACCGGGACACCGAGCGAGTCGGCTAAAGCTTTCATGACCCTAGGAGCCGCTTCATTGATCGCGTTGAATTCTTCTCCGCGCAGTACGCCGGAGCCGATAGCCTGTGAGAACTGCAGCATGGCTGAAGCTGATTCGGCAGCCGTCGCCCCGGATATTTTTAATCCAAGTGCCAGGGCCTGAGTAGTTGCGGCAACCTGTGCCTGCGTGCCGCCTATATCAAGGAGAGATTGGGATATTCTCGTGTAAAGAGTGGCGGTCTCAGCAAGAGGACTTTTCGCACTCGAAGCTATTCTCTTTATATTCTCATTCGCCGTTGCGAACTCTTGCGCATCGCGAGTCGCCAGTCTCAATCTGGCCTGAATATTCTGGAACGAATCGGCCATTTGGCCCAATTCTCGAATACTGAGGGCAGCGGTAATTCCGCCGAATGCGCCTTTAATCCCAGATCCCAAATTGGCAAAGGATTTCTCTATATTCTTGGAAGTCCTGGCGGCATTACTCTGGAACTTAGAAAGATCGTTGCTCATCTTATCAACGGACGAAGTGAAACGAGCCACCTCTGCGTTGAATGATATAGTTACGCCCCTTCCTGCCATGCTATAACCCCAATTTACGAGCCAGAAGCTCTGTTGCCGATATTGCAGAGTGCCTTATTAAATCCACTGCCCGCTCTTTATTATCGTTCCATGCTCCGTCTAAAAACTTTTTTCCGGGAACATTCGTTTTCCCTGGCATGGTCTTTCTTCCAGTCCTATCGCCAAACGCGGCAACAATGGCTCGACGCACCACAGACTTTCGTTTCCCTGCTGTATTCCAGCCATCTTCTTGAAAACGGCCGTAGAACGGATCTCCCTTCTTCTTGCTCTTGATCGTGATATAAACGCCGATCAAATCAGTAGACATACGCCCTTTATGGATTTTTGAATTCCTAACAACAATGCCACTTCTCAACCTCCCTGTTTTGCCTTGCGGAGCGCGAGCTTGTGCAGCTCTCTTCACGAGGTTTGCTCCTTGCCGCAGCGACCCGAGGATTACTCTATCCTTCATCCTCAAAGGCAGAGAGCGCAATTTGTCCTGAACTTCTCTGAGCCCAGTTACTGTGATTGTTTCGGCCATTCAAAATCCCTGATCGTTACAAGCTGAACCAAGAGCGATTCGACATCTTCGATGCCGTATATCTCGCAGAGCAGCGGCAACATTGCGCCATCAATCTGCCGGCCCATCATGATCCAAATCTTTATAGCTAACTCGCATTCCTTGGGAGGATCGCCTGGTGGAAAAGGCTGCTTTAACTCTTCCAGCCAGGCCGCTATTTTTTTTCGGCTTCTACCAGTTTCTCAGCATGAGATGTGTATTCCTTCGTGATAGCCGCAGTTAAATCAGCCCAGTATTGCGGCTTGTCTGCTATCCATTCGATGAATAACTCTCGGTCAAACTCGACAGGAACAGCGTCGCCGCCTGAGATTAAATCTAGCTCTGTTATCCCTTCCCATCCAATGACAAAGTTTTCCAGCAAGTCCATTTGCTCGGACTTGGAGTAAGACATCGCATAAGCCTCTTTATCTGTAGGACGGCGAACGATGAACGTCTTACCGTCCACAGTTACGCGAGTCTGCCGAGCCTTGCGAATTTTCTCGATTAGGCTACTCATTACGGAATGGTGTAGGTAGCAGCGCCATTCATCGACACGGCAGCGGGAGAAGTGGTGACTCCTTGTGAGCTACCACCGGGAAGACCAGCGTAGCCTACTGAGCCATAAAAACAGGCTGCGCGTCCATTGGGCCACTTGATACGGAATGCCTTGCTGGTTCGGGTCGTGAAAGCGTCCAGCATGGCGATTTGAGCCGAGTCAGACGGGTCCCATTGCATCGTCATGTTGTAGCTCATCGCAGTTGCACCGACCACGATTTGCTTGTCCACGGTATCCGAGACTGTCGTGGTATCGACAAACTTGATATCACCACCGGACGGAGAGAATTCCTGACAGCCAGGAATAGAAATCCCCATGGTCAACTTCTCGAAAGTGCCGCTGGTGAACACGTCGAAATTTGACGTATCTATTCCAACATCTCCCGTAGCGGTGTTCTTTAACTGGAAGGAGTCAGTATCCTTGTTAACCACGGTGAACACGCGCTCATTGATCTGAGTCACGTTTGAGCGAATCAGAATCAAGTCATCATCCAGCAATCCGTGAGCCGTGGCACTGAATACTCCAGGGCTTGCGTTCGTCATCGCTGAAATTGTCACAGCAGCGGCAATGGCGCTCTGCATCGAGAGTACCAGCCCTGAATTTGTATAAATCTTTGCCATTTATTGCTCCTTAGAAAACAAAAAAGCCGCCCGAAAGCGGCTTGATGGGATTGGTGAAACTTTTAAAGCAATGAATCTGGTGAACCTTCCTCTGTCGTATAACTTATGCGGAATGAGAGAGTGACTTCAGCGTGATATGTGTACTGCCCGTCCTGTCCTTCTCCTTCGATCACGGCCATGCTGGTGCTGATATGCTCAAGCGAGCCGACCATGACCTTTGCGCGGAGCGTTTCCTGGGTCAGCTTCGTTTCGATCTCTGCCGAAACTTCATCCATCCTGTCTTCGATGGATTCCTTGTCTCCAGTACCCGGCAGCCGCAGCATTCCGACTATCGAGATGATCAGATCCCGATCGTAATTACAGGGATCGTTTACTACCCCCACTTGCGAAGTCTCGGACTCAACGAAGACCATCAAGTACGGCCAGATAACCCGGCTTGAAGCGACGCGAGATTCAACTACTGATTTCCAGGCAACAGGAGTGCTTGAGAGGATGCTTGCCACAGCCTCCCTGATAGTGCGTCTGGAATGCATTAAAGGAACTCGTACCGAAACGCATCAAGCATGTCCCGTACAGCGTAGGGTATGCGCGACATGACTATCCCGCTTTCAGACGGGCCTTGCTGGTTTGTCCAATGCCCAACTAGAAGGATCAGAGCTTCTTTAATCAGTGAAGGCACGGCTTCGGCTGTATCGCCATAGCCAGCAGTGAACTGGATACGAACGGCGTTTCTTTCACTTCTAGGAGTGGGCCACGAAACACCATAAGCAGAGCGTACGAACGGGAGGAAAGCGTAAGTATCTAAGGTATAGTCAGTAGATGAGACTGTTTGCTCAACCCCGTCCGTGTCTATGTATTTAACCGATTCAACGGTCAAAGCTGACGGGAGTTCGTGTTCGTCAACGAAACAATCCCACCGAATTTCTCTTGTCTGTTTCAGGAAGGCTCGGCCCGTATAATTCTCAGCCCACGAACGAGCCTCAGTAATACGGCGAGACAGAAGGCCATCGCTTCTCGTGTCGTCTATGCCAAGTTGGTCTTTTACTTCAGCGATCGGTACAGGCTCTAGTAAGGGAGGAGTAATTACCTTCATGCCAGTTCCTTACGGACGGTCACGGCGATCAGGTCAACGTTGGTCAGTTTCTTGCCGTTCGTGTCAGTAATCTCTACTTCAAACGACATACCAGGGGCGAATAATTCACCAGCACCGAATTGATACTTGCATATCCCGTTAGCAGCATCCTCTATGGTCATCTCCTGATCCACAGACAAGCCTGTTTCATCCTTCCAGTGCAGATTCGCCGAGCTACCAGACAGGTTTATTGGATCGCTATTCGCATCGACGCAAGTAACCCTCAGCACTGAAGCTGTGTCGTTAGAAACGAAATCCATTAGTTAAACCTTGTCTGAACCGACTTGGAAGGATTGAAACGAGCGTTAAAATCCAGTACCGGATTGAATACTGCTGTGCGATCTGCTATCGAGGTTATTTCTGTAATCGTGCCAACTACTCCAGCAGCTACGCATATATCGCTGTGAAGAGTTAAAACGAGCGATCCTGAAACGCTGCCAACAACGCCGGAAGAAGCTATCGAGTCCCTTGACTCGACATAGGCCAGACTGGCTATTACTGTGGTTGTGCCAGCAGTAGAAGCTGTATCGCTTGCACTTGTACGAGCCAGCGAACCTGTTACTGTTGTGCTGCCTGAAGCTGTTAGCGTGTCACTAGCATTAGTCCGATTAACGCTGCCAGATACCGCGCTGCCTACCGCTCCTGAAGCGCTGACTGAATCACTTGCATTGGTTTTAGCGAGACTACCTGTTACGGCAGTTGTGCCACTAGCTGATACTGAATCGCCAGAGTTGGATTTAGCTAACGATCCTTTAACAGTCGTTGAACCGCTTGCCGCGCTGGTATCGCTTGCGTTTGTATAGGCTAGTGAGCCAGATACAGCAGAGCCAATCGATCCTGAAGCGGAACACGTATCGCTGACATTCGTTTTTGCCAGCGATCCGGTAACAGTAGTCGTGCCAGAAGCGGAAGCGCTATCGTTTGCGTTGCTCTTAGATACTAAGCCTGAAACTGTTGTTGTGCCAGACGCCGCAGATGTATCGCTGGCATGGGTGGCATTAACTGTGCCGATTGACCCAGGCGTAGCAGCAGGATAAAAAAGTACCTCAGGCTCAGACTCGAATATCTGCCACGGATTAGCGTGAAGCGAGATGATTAGATCATCGCCGAGCCATTTGTCCAGCAGATACCCATATGCCAGCGGGCCTTTTAATGGAACAACGCCACCACCGCGCTGCCAACCGA